CCGCCACAACTTGGCAATGGTGACCTGGGACAACCCGGACCAGAGTTTTTCGACGGACAAAGAGCCGGTATTCGATGAAGTGGCGCTGGCCGAAAGCGGGTCAGTGAATGAACTGTCCGTAGAGGCCTATGGCTGCACATCGCTCGCCCAGGCGCAGCGAGCGGGCCAGTACGCGCTGATCACCGAGCAGACTCAGACGAGGGGCGGGACCTTTCGTGTTGGCCTTGACGGCGGAATTCCGAAGACAGGGCAGATCATTGCCGTGGCTGATCCAATGCTGGCCGGTCGCGCGAACGGCGGGCGTATCAGCGCGGTGGCGGGGCGCGTGATCACCGTTGACCGTGACATTGATCTTCCGACCGGTGCCAAGCTGCGGGTGAACCTGCCCAGCGGCAAGACCGAGGCGCGGGTTATCACCTCGCTCACCGGTCGGCGGGTAACTGTCGCCGCCAGCTTCAGCGAGGTGCCAGAAGCCGAATGCGGCTGGATACTCGAATACGACGACCTGAAAACCATGCAGTTTCTGGTGCGCAACATCACGCGCCCTGAATGGCACCAGTACCAGCTCGAGTGCATTCAGCACGAACCGAGCAAGTTTGACGCCATCGACTTCGGTGCTGTGGTGGATATCCGCCCAATCAGCGGCATTCCAGTGGGCGTGCAGGCTGCGCCAAGCGTGGTGTTCGTGACGCAGCACGTTGTGATCGAGCAGGGCATCGCGGTTACCAACATGACCATCAGTTGGGACGCAGCGCCAGGCGCGGTTGCGTATGACGTGGAATGGCGCTGGGGCTCGCGTGAGTGGATCAAGATGCCGCGCACGGGCGAACAGTCTGTCGATGTGCCTGGCATCTACTCCGGGCAGTACATGGCCAGGGTGCGCGCTGTCAGCGCTCTGAATGTGTCGTCGCTGCCTGCTACGTCGTTGCTGACGAACTTGCAGGGCAAGACCAGCTTGCCGCCTGCCGTCACCTCGCTGACTGCCACTTCGCTGATATTCGGGATCGCGCTCAAGTGGACTTTTCCGCCAGGCGCAGAGGACACGCAGCGCACTGAAATCTGGTACAGCCAGACGACCGACCTGGCCAAGGCCACAAAGCTTAGCGACCTGGCTTACCCGCAGTCTGAACACATTATGCAAGGCCTGCTGGCGGGCGTGACGTTCTTCTTCTGGGCACGGCTGGTGGATCGGACCGGCAACGTTGGTCCGTGGTATCCAACTGGCGTAGGCGTCATGGGGCAGACCAGCAGTGATGCTGGGCCGATTCTTGAAATGATTGCCGGTCAGATTGGAGAAACCGAGCTTGGCCAAAACCTGCTGGAAAAGATCGAGCTGATCGAGCAACTGCAGGACCAGATCAACGCTCTGGACGGACTCAAGGCCTACGACCCAAATCACGCCTATGAAAAAGGTCAGATGGTCGTGGTGGATGGCCGGATATATCAGGCCGAGCAGGCCGTGCCTGTTTCGACGCCGCCGCCGAATTCAGCTTACTGGGAAGATGTGGGCAACCTGCTGGGGACGGCAAACGGCTTGGCTGCTCAGGTCCAGACCCACACCACCGAAATCAACGAGCTGAACGGAGTTGTCACTGCCCAGGCATCAAGCATGCAGGCGCTGCGGGCCGCTTACCGGGAGGACGACGGCGAGGGTGATCTGGCAGATGCGTTGAAGGGATACAACAGCGCCGCCAGCATCGTGCAAGAGCAGATGACACGGGCGACGCAGAACGAGGCGATGGCCCGCACCGTTACGCAACTGACCGCTTCGGTTGGCGAAAATACTGGGCGGGTCACGGAGCTGCGTGAGGTCGTCACTACCAATCTGGCGTCGACTGCTTCGTCTATTCAGCAGCTTTCTGCCTCTGCCGCTTCCGCAAATGATGCGACCACGAAGAACACTGCAGCGATCCAGCAAACGGCTACCGCCTATGCGGATACTGCCGGGAAGTTGACCACGATGTGGTCAGTGAAAATGCAGGTCACGCAGGACGGGAAGTATGTTGCGGCGGGGATAGGCCTCGGCATTGAAAACACCGGGGCAGGTCTGCAAAGCCAGTTTCTAGTCAGCGCTGACAGATTTGCGGTTGTGAACTCTATGGCGGGCGGCGCTACATCGGTCCCCTTCGCAGTGCAGAACGGTCAGGTTTTCATCAACTCTGCCTTCATTCAAGACGGCACGATCACCAACGCCAAGATCGGCAACTACATCCAGTCGAACAACTACGTCGCAGGTGTATCTGGGTGGAAGCTGTTCTTCGACGGGACGTTCGAGATCAATTCTCAGCTTGGCGGTGGCGGTAGGCAAACAATCAACAGCTTCGGCGGGAAGGTGTTCGACGAGAACAATATGAAGCGCTATCAGTGGGGGAACTTGGCCGCATGAGTTACGGAGCCAGAGTTTGGGACGAGAACGGAAATGTGGTCATGGACACGACCACGTTTACTTATCAGGTAATTTGGCAGGGAGTGATTGATTTCAGTGACACGTCCGGATCAACCGCAAAAGTAATCACTCTCAGTATTCCGGGATTTGATCCAGCCAACTGCGTATTTATGGTCATTCCCACGCGAGCGCAGGATATTCAATCCGCTGAAGGCGATGCGCTCGGAAATACCAAATCCTACCCCTACGTGACTACATCGGCTGGCCAGGTAGTTCTGAGGTCGGCCAACCCGTCAGCAAATCTCGGTAACACCAACCAGACGCGCATTGTCGCAAAAGGCTTCGCAGTGAGGTTCAAGACATGAGCTTTGGCGTTATCAGCATCAATGACAGCTCGTTCGTGCAGATCGATTCGGAAACGCCTCGGCTTTGCGTGCTCACGAAGGGTAGCTATTCAGGAACCACAAACGCAAACGTCACCTTTCCGCGCGCGGTAACAAGTGCTGATCCGCCGCTTGTGTTCATCAGGCCCGATCAAAACGGCATCGTTCAGGTGCCTATATCGGTGTGGTTTACCGGTGGGCCGGGCAACTGGACAGGCTTCGCAATGAAGGCATCAAACGTCCAGAGCACGCTGAGCGGCCAATACTTCATCGCGGCATGGGCTTCCATGGGGACTGCATCTTTCGGTATGCGTATCTGGGGACCTGGAGGCGAGCTTGTATATGACAGCGGGGCGCCACCAGTTGTTGTCACATTTGCCGCAGGTAACTGGACATACGTAGGCAGTGAGCAATTGAGCGTTGGTCAGCGCTATAGGTGGAGCATCGACAAGGCTCTGGGAGTAGGTGAGTTCATATCTATTAACTCGTTTGCGCTTCACTGCCACAACGGCGCGAACGGTGGCGGCTGCGGCATTGCCGTGGATTACGCGAACTCAAAAATAATGATGTACAGCCTCGCAACAACTGCGTGGACTGACCAAGGGCACCGCCCGTTTCTCTGCGCAAAACTAACCGCCTGAATCAAGGCAGACAATTAGGAGTATTCAATGCCTTGGTATAAATCGGGGACGGTTTCCGTCACCCAAAATTCGAACGCGGTCATTGGTACCAATACCGCATTCATAGCAAACAGCAGGGTTGGCGACGGCTTTCGTGGGCCGGACGGCGGCTGGTATGAGGTCACCAACATTGCGAGCAATACCGCGATGTCGATTTATCCGAATTATCAGGGGGCGACCAACAACGCAGGCGGCTATGCACTTGCCCCATTGCAGGGGTACGTCAAGGATTCTGCTGATGCACTCCGGGCGCTGGTCAACCAGTTCGGCTCCACGCTTGCGGTGCTTGGCACTTCTGGTACCCGCGAGGGTGTGCGTGGAGCACTTTCAGCCGCTGCCAGCGGTAACAACGGCGATATCGTTTCCCTGTCCGGCCTGACAACAGCTTTGACAATCGAGCAGGGCGGCACCGGCAAGAAGACGGCAGGCGAAGCAATCCAAGCGCTCGGCGGCGTTCGCCTCGGAGCGGGCAACTCTTCTATAGGTACAAGCCTGTTTTCTGGTGCGCCGCCCGGCATTGCGTCCATCAGCTCGTCCAACAATGACGGAAATACCGCGCTGCGGATTGCCAACGCAGCAAACAACAGCGCCTCAGCTGTGATGACGTTCATCCGGGACACGATTTACGGCGTTCACCTGGGATTGGATACCGACAACAAATTTAAGCTCGGCGGCTTCTCGATGGGGGCCGTTGCACGAACGCTGTACCACGAAGGCAATGCGGTAGGCACGGTTTCTCAGTCTGGGGGCATTCCCACTGGGGCGATTATAGAAACTGGAAATCTTAATGGAGGAACATTCACTAAATACGCTGATGGAACATTAATTTGCCGTGGAATTTCACCGGGGCAAGCGACTGCAAACAGCGCAGGCGGGGCAATTTACTATTCAGGCGGCGTAGCATTTACATTTGCTTCGCCATTTGTTGCGGTGCCTGCTGTGGTTATGCAAGCGCTAACTACGGCAGGTTATTTCTGCTGGGGGGCAGCAGAGGGTTCGGCAAGCACTACTGGCGTAACGGGGCGCGTAGTCTCCCCCGCTAATGGGGCGTCTTCATATCTTTGTTATATTGCTATTGGTAGGTGGTTCTAATGATTATTAAACTTGCGCCACAACGCAGGGATGATGCTTTTGTTGTTGAGAAAAATGGGGCGGTTTTGATTATTAATGGAGAGGCTTTCGATTTTTCTCCCATGTCTGCCGGTTCGACGCTGCCGCGATCTGCAATTGTTTCTGAATGGTTTGCGGGTGATGTTGAATATGAAAATGATTTGACTATCCACATTATCATGCCTGTTCCAGCAAATTATAGCCCCGAACAGGCATACCCAGCAGATATTATAGAGGTGCCTGACGGTATTGTGCAATTTCCAAAGCCTTTGCCACCGGTTCCGCCACCAGTATTTGGTATGAACGAGGGCGTGGAATAATGAGCAATATAGATTGGACCAAGTTAATCACCAAAGAAATGAAAGATGCTGTCATCGCGGCGCGCATTCTGGCTGATGCCACGTCAGCGTTGAACAGCAAAAACGGTGCAGCGGCTTCTCAGATCGCCCGCATTCAGGATCGTATTGAAACGCTGGGCTACGGAATCGAGGCCGGAGAGGCGACCGAGCAGGAAGAGGCAGAAGCTGCTGCGCTCGCGCCTGTGCTCAAGGCCTGGAAGGCTTACAAGTACGCACTGGGCAAGGTGACCGCCCAACCTACTTGGCATCAGGCCCCAGTCTGGCCGGTCGCGCCTGCTATTCCAGAGATCGCCGCTGCGCCCATGTTGGTAAAAGATCCACTGGCCTGACGTACACCTGCCACCAAACCCCGCCGTTGAGCGGGTATTTTTTTGCCTGGAGAAAACCGAATGTCCATCACAGCGCAGCAGCTGCTGCAGATCCTCCCGAACGCCGGCCAGAGAGCCGGCGTTTTTGCACCCGTCCTCAACACAGCGATGAGCAAGTACCAGATCGTGACCCCTCTGCGCATTGCGGCATTCATCGCCCAAGTTGGTCATGAGTCCGGCCAGCTGCGTTACGTGCGCGAACTGGGCGGCAGCGCCTACTTGTCGAAGTACGACACCGGCAAGCTTGCTGAGCGCCTTGGCAACACACCCGAGGCCGACGGCGACGGCCAGTTGTATCGCGGGCGCGGCCTGATTCAGGTGACTGGGCGTGCCAACTACGAGGCGTGCGGCGAAGCGCTTGGCCTGGACCTGATTAACCACCCCGAATTGCTGGAGCTTCCGCAGCACGCCGCGATGTCGGCGGCGTGGTTCTGGCACTGGGCCGCGCTCAACACGCTGGCCGACAAGGGCGATTTCCTGACGATCACTCGCCGCATCAACGGCGGCACGAATGGCCTGGCTGATCGGCAGGCGCTGTACGCCCGGGCGCTTGAGGTGTTGGCGTGAAGGCTTTGCCGTGGAAGGCAGTCTGCCTGCTGCTGATCCTGCTGATCCTGCTGGCGCTGGCGGGTGCGTTGTACGGGGCATACCTGCACGGCGTGACCGTCACCGATCTGGCCTGGAAGGCGAAGTGGGCCGAGGAAGTCAGCGCCCAATCCGAAGCGGTGGCCACCACAACCACCGAGTACCGAACTGAAGAACAACGCCGCCAGAAAGCGGCCAACCAGGTGGCAAACGATGCAAGACAAGAACAGACCGCTGCACTTACTGATGCTGCTGTCGCTGATGCTGCTGGCGACTGGCTGCGCGTCGAAGCAGGAAAGCTGGCAGCCGCCACCAGTTGCGCCCCCGTCGATACCGGCGCTGCCCAACGAGGCAAGGCAGCCAACCGCGCCGCCATGGTGCTCTCCGAATTGCTCAGCAGGTCTGACGCGCGAGCGGGAGAGCTCGCTAAATATGCTGACTCGGCCCGAATAACCGGGCTGGCGTGTAACCGCTTTGTCGATGAGCTATCCAGCACCACTAATTCAGCAAGGCCGTAGGCCACCGGGGAAGCACTGTGCAGACAGCAACGAAGCAAGAAACCTACGACCGCACTATGAAAGTGACGTTGGCAGTGAAGGCGAACGGCGGGTCGGTGACGGTCCAGATCCAGGCCGGTGATAACTGGATCACCACCGACACGTTCTGGAAAGACGGTGGCTATCAGTTGAGCATTCCGCCCGCGACGATCCGCTACGTGCCCGCTGCTGGCGCTTCATTTGAGGTCTACGCATGAGCCTTCTGGTAAACCCAATCCCACGTCGCCAACCGATCCGGCGCGGCCTGGGTCTGCTCGGCGATAGCTTCTCGGGCAACTGCCACACCATCGCGGCGACGGCGTTTGGCACCGAGGCCTATGGCTATGCGGGCTGGATCGCGGCGCGTACCGGCCTGTTCCCGAGCTACGTCGACAACCAGGGCAAGCTGGGGGACCACACCGGGCAGTTTCTGGTTAGGCTTCCGGCCTGCATTGCATCGTCCACTGCCGACCTGTGGCTGCTGCTGTCCCGCACCAACGACAGCACCACGGCAGGTATGAGCCTGGCCGATACGAAAGCCAACGTGATGAAGATCGTCACCGCTTTCCTGAACGCGCCTGGCAAGTACCTGATCGTCGGCACTGGTACGCCGCGCTTCGGTAGCAGGGCTCTGACCGGGCAGGCGCTGGCTGATGCGATCGCCTACAAAGACTGGGTGTTGAACTATGTCAGCCAGTTCGTGCCGGTCGTGAACATCTGGGACGGCTTCACCGAAGCTATGACAGTCGAGGGCCTGCATCCGAACATCCTGGGCGCCGAGTTCATCAGTTCGCGGGTGGTGCCGATCATCACCGCCAGCTTCGAATTCCCCGGCATCCCTCTGCCCACTGACGCTGGCGATGTTTACTCGGCCATTCGGCCATTCGGTTGCCTCAATGCCAACCCGCTGATGGCGGGCACTGGCGGTACGCTTCCGGCGGGCGTGAACTCTGTGGCCGGGTCAGTGCTGGCGGACGGCTACAAAGCCGTTGGCTCTGGCCTGACCGGGATCACGACGCGGTGGTACAAGGAGCCTGCCGCCTATGGCGAGGCGCAGTGCATCGAGCTGCGTGGCAACATGGCGGCGGCGGGCGGCTACATCTACATGCAACCCACGGCCAACGTGGTACAGACCAACCTGGCGGCCGGCGACGTTATCGAAATGGTGTCGGCGGTGGAAATCATGGGGTCGTCGCGCGGCACCCTGGCTTGGGAAGCTGAGTTGACCATCACCAAGACGGTCAACGGCGCGTCGTCCACGTTTTACTATCGGTCAATGGACAAGTACCAAGAGCCGTTCACCATGCCGGCCAGCTTTTCCGGGGCGTTGGAAACACAGCGCGGCACGATTGACATGAGCGAAACCGTGATCACCTCACGCATGGGCCTGTACCTGGCTGCTGGGGTGCCACAGAACTCGATAGTCAAGGTCGCGCAGTTCGGAATGCGAAAGATTTAATAGGCTAGGCCAAGCGCGACTTATCATTATAACCAGCTCTTCAGGTAGTACTTTATCCATCAGTTCCTTGGTGTGGTATCTTCTTGCGTTAGCGTAATCCTATAACTTCTAAGGTCGTCGCCTTCACTGACATACTCCTTGCTAAAGTAACGGTAGACAGCGCCCTTTACCGTAATTCCTACGCCATTGGGTGTGTCATGGATTGCGACGTTTTCTAAAGAACTATCCGTGATCAGAAATTCGCTTTGCTTATTAAGTTTATGCAGTACTTCTGAATTATCGCCTTCAAGCGGTTTGCTGATGAAAAAGCGTAGTGTGTCTACGTCAGTAGCCATGGCGCCGTAACGTGTAATATACAGCCAATCACCCTGAGGAAGCGCCCGCTTCAACACTACTTCATCCGCGTCACTACCGAAATCAAAAAGGTCGCCAAGAAGTGTCTTCGCTATTAAAAAGACTACAAGTATCCAAAACGAATTCTTGTAAGTAAATCTAAAGTTAGTATCCTTTGGATTTTGCATACAAGATCCCCATTTTTATCCATTTCTGATCTTTGGGGTCATCCCCATACGGAGGCAGCCAGAACCAATGGCCCCACTTATGCTTTCGTGTTTTGGCTTCTCCTTGTGCGAACCCAGCGGCTCTCAGTAGAAGCTGCTCAGTTAATTGGCCGGCTGTCCCCACAGCGCCGTAATGAAAATTGCCGAAGTCCTCCCACTCAGGATGTTTCTGCTTGTAGTCCCACGGGCCCTTGTTACGGACTTTGTAGTAAAACCAACTCATGAAAGCACCCGTGCTAGGATCTTTTTTCCACTGATCGTTCGCGAGCTTCATGTGGACGTCTACATTGACTCCGGGAGGAATGAATGCTGGTATTTCGTAATTCATCGCCTGTCCCTGCGAAATCTAATGGGTGGTTATGAAAATATCTTGTTACTGATAGCATCCCAGCCGCCAGCAATTTGTCCAGCGCTTTGCCCTGTTTTTCGACTTTGCTTGGAGTAAATAAGTTGAATTCTTCCATAGTTCAAAGCGATAAGTTCGCTTGGGAAGCTGTTGTCTTGGTCGCCATTGCCCGTTAATGAAAAAGAACTGATAATAACTTCTTCAAGTTTTATCTCCAGGTATTTGACTTTTGGATCGCCTGCACGGAAAAGATGCACAGATACCTGCTTGAAGTGCTTACCACTGCAGCAAGCCTCATGAAGCTTTGGGGTAGCATTATCAACAGCCTTACGAACGAGCATGTCGCTCATGTAAGCCCTGCCCGAGGTTGCGCCGCCGGCTGACGTGGAGGTGGCTGAGGCCGTCTGACTAGCCGAAAGGTCGAAGTCTTGCAGCTCGATCCAGTTTTCATAGCCTTCTGAGAGGGTCTCGCCGGGAATTCCTTCGATCTGCAGATATGCTTCTAATGACATTTTCAATTCCTTTTAATGCGATCCTGAGCTTTTGATAATACACGGAAGCATTTTTGATGTGAATCGCCCAGTCGGTGGGGCTGGACGCGCATTGTGCAGAGAGGCTGGACAAAAAATTTTCAGTAGAAAACCAGGCCCGCCGCCAGCCCTTATGGGCAGTCAAGGCTGTCATAAAGCTGGCATTACTGAGCCAATACGGCCCAAAAAGGCACAAAAAAAGCACTTGCGATAAACGCTAAGTGCTTGATTTGTAACGCTTGTATGGTGGAGCCGGGGGGATTTGAACCCCCGTCCGCCAGTACTCCGCTGTCGGTACTACATGCGTAGCCGTGTCTATTAAGTTAACCCTCAGCGACCCGACGGGCAGGGTGCTTTGGGCGAGCTGTGTAAGTTTTAGCCGATTCGTCCACAGCGTACTGCACGGCGATTCTGTTCTATATGACAATCATTTTGGGTTTACAGACATCCCCTGATGATTGCTGGAGCCGAAGCTACCAGAAGTGCGGCTAGGCTGCTTACGCAGCTAGTTGAGCACCGTAGTTTTCGTCATTGGCAACTATAGAAAGTTGCAACAGTGGATTTACGAGTTCTGTTACCAACTCGGCATGCACCTAAAGTTTCATCACCGGCGTCGAATCCAAATCGGCCCCGAGACTGCTTTCGCAGTCGCTGGGGCGCAGTGTACGCCGATTGGCATGTCACGTCGACCCGTTTGCTGCAATCGATCAGGCTAACCGGGTGGCGGGCCTGATCGAAGGGGTTACTTGGTGCCTTCGCTGCCTGAGCCGGTGTTTTTCAGCGAGGTGATCACCTTTTGAGTGATTTCGATGCATTTTTTCTCATTTTTGTCAGCTTGGGCCGCTTTGGCTTCTTTCTCAGTGTTTTCTAGCATTGTCTTGTTTTCCGGGCTCAGGTTGGTGCCGGAAGAAGCCTGTGCATTTTCGATCGTCTTGATGTTTGCAGCGCACAAATCATCGGCGGCAAAAACCGGCGAAGCCAACAGGGCGGCGCTGAGGAACAATCCAGTGAGGGCGGTACGCATCATGTGTCTCTCCTTATAACCTGTGGACTCGGTATGGCCGGTCGTTGAGGCCGTCGCCCGAGGGTTTGAAAAGCCCGTTTAACAGTTGGGCCTAAAGGATTGACTGTGCTGTAACGCAGGCGTTCTATTTTATTTTCAGACGGATGCGAAAAAGCCACATTGAGCGGTTAAGGCACCAAAGTGGGGCGATCTTCGCGTTGGGGTTGTGATTGTGCGGGCTGGGATAAGGGGCAGATGGATTGAAAGTGCGCACTGCCAAATGCCCCTTAAAGGCATTTGGCACAGGCAGGAAGTTAGTCGTCCTTGCCCTTGGAGCGCACGGCACGCTGCAGCTCACGGTCCGAGTCGCGTTCGCGCTCGGTGTGGCGTTTGTCGTATTCCTTTTTACCTTTACCCAGCGCGATTTCGCACTTGATCAAGTGCTCCTTCCAGTAAACGGAAAGGGCCACGCAGGCATAGCCTTTCTGTTGAACCGAGCTGGTGAGCTTTTCGAGCTCGCGCTTGTTCAGCAGCAGTTTTCGGGTGCGTGTCGGGTCAGCGATGACGTGCGTGCTGGCAGTCTTGAGAGGCGTGATGTGGCAACCCATCAGCCAGGCCTCGCCATCCTTGAGCAGCACGTAACTGTCGACCAGCTGTACCTTGGTGGCACGCAGGCTTTTTACTTCCCAGCCAGCCAGGACCAGACCGGCCTCGAACTTGTGTTCGATGAAGTAATCGTGACGCGCCTTTTTATTTTGCGCGATGGTCCCTGTAGGGTTTTTCTTGAGCTTAGCCATAGGGGGCGCATTATAGGGAGTTGCATCAATGTCGGCTATGGGAAAGCGCGTGCTTGAGCACAAAGGTTGAATCCCGGACAATGCGCGATCTTTTTTGGCTGGGCGTTTCGATAATGTCGACGGACAAGGTTTCAGTCCACGGTAGCTGGGCAAGCCGCTGGGTGTTCATCCTGGCTGCCACAGGTTCTGCCGTGGGGCTGGGCAGCATATGGAAGTTTCCGTACATGGTCGGCGCCTATGGCGGCGGTGCATTTGTACTGGTGTTTCTGGCGTGCATCGCGCTGATCGGCATTCCGGTGATGATCGCCGAGACGCTGATTGGCCGTCGTTCCCGACTCAGTCCTGCGAATGCGCTCAAGACGCTGGCGCTGGAAGCGGGGCATTCGGCGCGGTGGTCATGGGGGGCTTTTGCCGGAATGATCACGGCCCTGCTGATTCTCTCCTTTTATAGTGTGGTGGGCGGCTGGTCGCTGGATTACATCATCGACATGGGGCGCGGCGATTTTCAGGGTGTTTCGCCGGATCAGGTCGGTGCCTATTTCGGCGCGGTGATTGCAGACCCTTGGCGTCTGATTCTGTGGCACACCATTTTCATGCTGCTTTCGGCGG